AGAGCTCCGATCGACGATGGTTGAGCACTGTCGACAACTGAATCAGCGCGGAGCGCCGCCGCGCGCGGCGTAGGAGTTTCCTACTATGACAACCGAGAAGCGCCCCGAGGACGAGACGCCGCCGCCCATCCCGCCCGAGGACGAGGAGGAGACGAAGAAGCTCGAGGACCCCGAGCCCGAGACGCCCGAGGACGCCTCGGCGTAGGCGATGCCGTTTCTCGGCGCTCGCGGGGCCGCGCCTGACCCGCGGGGCACCGCCGCGCAACCGATGCCGGGCGTCACCGAGTGGCGCTGTCCGCGCAACGGCGTGCACGTCGTCGAGGTGCATTACACCGCCGACCCCGCCAAGCGTGACCCGGCGTGGAAGCGCGAGGCCATGCGCGGCATGCCGCCGCGCGGCTGGCAGCGCGAGATGGAGATTGCCTTCGATCTCGCGGCGGGCGAGCCCGTCTTGCCCGAGTACGTCCCCGCCGAGATGCGCCGCCCCTTCCCGGTCAACCCGGGCGCACGGCTCCTCCGGGGATGGGACTTTGGCCAGGTGTGCCCGGTGACGCTCTTTGCGCAACTCGATCTCCACGGCCGCTTGGGCTTCGTCGCCGAGCTCGTGCTCGAGCACGCGAACCTGACGACGCAGATCGAGGCCACCAAGGCCATGACGCTCGAGCTGGTCGGGCCCGGGGCCAACTGCTTTGACGCGGGCGACCCCGAGGCGCTCCATGAGATGGAGCTCGGCTCGATTCGCGCCGTGCTCTTGAAGCACGGCATCATCCTGCAGACCTTCGCGGGCCGGAGCGACACCTCCTATAACAACTTGCGCGACCGCTTGCTGCGCCGCGTGCGCATCCCGGGCGAGGACCTCCCGTCGCCGGCCTTGATCGTCGACCCGCGGTGTCCGATCTTGCACTCGGCGCTCTCGGGGGGCTTTGCGCGGCATGGCAAGACGGGCAAGCCGATGCCGCTTCACCCCTACAAGGACATCGTCGACGCCGCGCGCTACCTCAACGATAATTTGCAGGGCTCGGCGTCGGAATGGCTCCAGAAGCTTCAGGCCATCGCCAAGGCGGATGCGGCGTGGTGATTGACGAGCCGGGGGGGTGCCCGCTACACGGGCCCGCCCGAGGCTCTTTGGGATGTGGCGACTCGGGCTCGTGGCGCTCCTCGTGGCGTCCACCGCACCGGCGGCGACGTGGACGTGCACGGCGACGGCGGTGGCGACCCCGAGCCAGCTCGTCCTCTCCCGCTGCACCGCCAGCGGCACGTACACAGCGGGCGGCGACCCGCTCGCCGAGGGGCCGAGCAAGGCGCTCTGCGGCCGCGTTGAGCGCCTCCCATCGGGCGGGGTGCATACGACCGCCGAGAGCGCGACGACCGGGGAAGCCTATGTCGTCATCCTGGGTAAGGTGACGCAGCACGTCTACTTGGCCACGTCGGCCAAGGTGGGGCCCGAGTATGCCCTCGGTGAGGTCGCGGCGGGGACGTCGATCGACGGCGCGACCTTCACGGCGCTCACCCTGTGTAAGTGATGGCCCGCCGCGCTGCCGGAGGAGCCGCCGCTGCCACCCTCGGCCCGGGCCGCGGCGAGGCGCCGAAGAACCTCGCCTTGGACCCCGACATCGTGGCCCGCGTCCGTCACGAGCTCGTGCCGTTGGTGCGCCGCACCCGGCAGGAGCGCAACGGCGTGCTCCGCGAGCGCTGGCTCCGCTACTACCGTATCTGGAGCGTGCGGCACGATCAGCAGGGCTACCGCGGCCGCACGAACACCTACTTCCCGTTGGGGCGCCGGTGGATCGAGCAATGGGTCACGCGACTCAAGCGCGATCTCTTCCCCGACCAAGACTGGTTTGCGTGCCGTGCCTTGCGGGAAGACTTCGAGGCGCGCGTGCCCGCCAAGGTGGCGTTGCAAAAGTACTGGATGCGCCGCCACATGCGGCTCCGGGCCCACGCGCTCCCCTGGCTCCGCCAGCTCGTCATGTACGGCACGTCGCCGGTGCGGAACGTGTGGCGGGCGGTCGAGCACGAGCAAACCGTGCTGCGCGACGTCCTCGACGACGACGGGAGCCCCTCTGGCCGCACGATCGAGCAAGTCGAGAAGGTCGCCGACTTCCTGGGGCCGACGTTTGAGCCCGTCGACCTCTTCGCCTTCTACGTCTGGCCGCCGACGGCCGACGGGCTCTCGGCAGCCACCCTCGCCTTTGAAGATCGTTGCGTGCCCCGGAGCCGCGTCTACGCCCTCGCCGAGCGCCCCCTGGATCCGAGCGACCCCAAAGCGGGCAACGTCTATGAAGGAGTAAACGTCCTCACCGACCTTTACGATGCCGCCATCGCGAATCGCACGGGGGGCGGCGGGCGCAACCCCGAGAAGTACGACGCGCTCGCCCAGCGCCTCGCCGACAAGGGCTTTACCGCGCCGCTCGATTCAAACATCCCTGCGGCGCTCCGCCCGCTCGATCTGACCGAGTGCATGTGGACGGTGGACCTCGAGGACGACGACCCGGCGCCGTATCTGGTGACGCTCGGCGCCGATGAGATTCCGCTCCGCGTCCAGCGCCGGCCGTTCTTCCATGGCGGCTCGCAGTGGTTGTGTGGCCGCTTCGTCCAGGTCGCCGAGGAGTTCTACGGCCGCGGCCTCTGCGAGCTCTTTGACTACATGCAGTACTTCGTCAACGACTTGGGCAACCAGTCGGGCGACGCCTTTATCTGGTCGACCAATCCGATCGCGGTCGTCGACATCGGCGCCGTGCAGGACCCGACGTCGCTGCGGATGGCGCCCGGGGCGAAGTGGCTCGCCAACCCTGCCGGCGTGCAGTTCACGACGCCCCCCCAAGGCGCCGCGCAAGCGGGCTTCGAGGCGGTCTCCAACTACGTCGGCCTCGCCGACACCTTGGTGGCGCCGACGCCCGCCCGGCCCGTCGGCACCGTGTCGCAGCAGGGCGCGCAAGACTCGGCGGGGCTCGCGGCCCAGCTCGCCGATAGCGCCGTCGACCTCCGCGCCGTCGTCGAGAATCTCGAGGACGACGTCATGGTGCCGCTCCTCGAGCGCTCCGACATCTTGACGCAACAGTGCCTCGACCGCGACATCATTTTAAAGGTGGCGGGCGCCGACGGGCTCGAGCTGGTCGAGCACCCGATCACGGTCGCTGATCTCGTCGGTGAGTACGAGTGGGAATGGCTCGGCACCACCAACGCGTTGAATCAGCAGGTGCGGGCCCAGCAGATGGTCCAAGGCATCGCGCTCTTGACGCAGGTCCCCCAAGATCAGTTGGGCGCGCAAGGCGTCACCATCGATTGGCCGTACGTGCTCCGTACCTTCTGGTCGGTGGGCTTGGGGTTGTCCGATGCCGACCGGGTCATCAAGACCGCCAAGCTCCAGCCGAGTGACTGGCGCTGGGAGAACGCGCTCGCCCGGGTCAATCGGGCGGACGAGCTCCGCGTCTCCCCGCAAGACGACCACACGGCGCACGTGCAGGGGCATCAGCATCTCTTGGAGAGCGACTCGCTCACCGAGGACGCCCGCGTCGGCCTGCAAGCGCACATCCACCAACACATCGGCCTCCAGATTGCCGCCGAGGCGCAAGCCCTCTCCCAGAGTCTCGCGCAGCTCGCCGGCCCCGGTGCCCCGCCGCCCGGCATGGGCCCTCCGGGCGTACCGCCTCCCGGCCCCCTGCCGGGTGCCCCTCCGGGCGGGCCCCCGGGGGGTCCGCCGCCCGGCCCCCCACCCGGGGCCGCCGGCCCGCCGCCCCCGATGCCCGCGGGCCCACCGCCGATGGCCCCGCCGCCGCTGCCGCCCGTGGCGCCGCAGGGCTTCATGCCTGGGGTGCCCGGGGCCGGGGTCAACGCGCTCGCCCGGCTCTTGGGGCCCCCGACGGGCCCGCGGCCGGCCCGCCCGCATAGCGACGACCGGAACAAGGCGAAGGCGCTCCTCGGCATGCGGCCGCCGGCGCCCCTGGGCCAAGGCCGCGTCGGGAAGACCCGCGGCTTGGCCGATCTCTTCCGCGGCCTCCCGCGCTTGCCGCAGTAGATATAAGGAGGGGCTCCGCATGGCGGAGAAGTGGATCCAAGGCGCGATCACCCGACCCGGGGCCTTTAAGGCCAAAGCGAAAGCGGCGGGCAAGGGGACGCGAGCCTTTGCGCGCTCCGTCTTACAGGAGGGGTCGAAAGCCTCGACCCGCACCAAGCGGCAAGCGGCCCTCGCCCAGACGCTCTCCAAGCTGCGCGCCGGCAAGACGAAGTTCCTGGTGCCCCTCTTCCTTATATGCACGCTCGGGACGGCCGGCGCGGCCAACAAGACCTGCGACGGCACGACGTTGACGCCGGCGCCGCTCACGGCCCCGGGCCCGACGCCCGACTCCATCAATCCCCGTGCGGTCCCCGCGTTGCTCGTGCAAGCCGTGCGCACGGCGGGCACGGCCACGGTGGCGCTCGAGGTCTCGTGTGATGACGTCGCCTGGGCCACGGTCGGCAACGGCACCGTGACCGTCACCGCGACGACGCCATCCGCCGTCATGTCGGTGATGGCGCCCGCATGCAGCTATCGTGCCCATGTGACCGCGTGCACGGCGTGCTCCGTGAAGGTCCTCTATGCGTGCGCCGGGGCGCACTAGATGCGCACGGCGGTGGTCCTCGTGCTGGTGACGGCCGGGCTCGCCGGGGCCGTGCCGTGCGGCCCCGCCTGGAATGGCTGCGGGCCCGCCGGTGACGTGGAGGCCGCGTCGACCACCACGACGTCAACGACCTCGAGTACCTCGACCTCCTCGAGCACGTCGAGCACGGCCGCGCCGACCACCACGACGTCGACGACCTCGAGCACGTCAACGACGCTCTAAATCAGAGGAGGCCGGGGCTATGACACCAGGGCACGTGTTCTACATCGTGGCCATTGTCTGTTTTGGCATCGCCGCCATCCCGTGGCCGCCGCAACCGCCGGTCAATCTGACCGCACTCGGCCTCGTCTTTTTCACGCTCGGGCATCTGTTCCCGTAGCGCCTCGCCGCGGCCCCCTTGACAGCCCCCCGGCCCGCAAGGCACACGGGCCCGCCCGGATGGCACGCAAACGCGGGCTCCCGCCGGGCAAAGGGAAGGGCAAGGCGCTCGTGCCGCCGATGAAGGGCGGCGCTCCTCCCGCAGGGCCGCCTCCCCGTCCGGTGCGCGGCCGCGTTGCCGTTGCCATCCCCGTGGTCGGCGTCGCCAAGGCCCGGGGCATGGGCCCGCCCCCACCGGGCCGCGGTGCGCCGCCGCGCATGACGCCGCCCCGCGGCCAGATGGCTCCCGAAACCCCTCG